TCCTTTTTCAGAATCGGCGGTGGATATGGTCCTGGCCCAGTAATAGCACCAGGAGGCCCACATGCATGATTATGAAGAATAGCCCATCCTGTCTGGAATGACGTTCCTCTCATCGCTGGCTCTGACGCGCCCTTTCCAAGCTTCACAGCTCCAGCATTTGCACTAAACTGCTTGTTCGCATCCGCAATCACATTGTCACCAGTTAATACAATATCCTTACCATCAATACCTAGTGTCCCACCTGACTTAGTCGTCAACGTAACCTTATCATCTCCAAGAAATAACATGGACAACACGTTTCCGTTCGAATCCAAACTCTGAACTGTCGTCTCGTTGTCCTCTCCGTTAAGATACACCATCGACCCGTTCTTGTTCGTTATATATGTGTGCCCCTCTTTAGTCATGCTTACCATTTGAGATGTCGGATTGCCATCCCCATCGCCCATAACCATAGACACCTCCATATTATCAGGATCGTCATTGAACCTTATGAAATGACCCGCCTTAGTCCTGATCCCCCTCTTGCTCGGACCAACATTCTCCATATCATCGGATTCAAATGTATCAGCAGACTGCCTACTCGTAACCAGGCCACCCATATATATAGGCTTCCTAGGATCCCCTGCCTCAAACTGATACCAAACAATCGAACCAACCTCAGGAGGATGAAAAATACCACTAATCTGACCACTGCCATCATCACCCATGCCACTCATGCACGGCAAAGCCCAAAACGTCCCAGGCACATCCTCTGTTCTTGACATGTTTATAGCCGGACATGTGCATCGAATCCTATACCTATTATCTGGATCCGAATTATCAATCACCCTTGCAGAATACACTCCATAGTATCTATTGCAAAACTTTTCCAGACCACGAGTGACATCACCTAGATAATCTCTCAAATAATTTACAACACGAGATATCATTTCGGCATCTGCCCCCCTGCAGTTTCCTTCTGCTCTCCAGAAACATCCTTATACCCCCACCTGTGAACACCAAGTACCATATCCCAACTACCAGGAGCCCAACTATGAGTGATTCGATCTATGTAGTACTGATCGTTATACAGCCTCCCAGCCCCAAACAACTCACATATATTGCCCGTCCTCTCCTCAGGAACCCCTATTGTCGTTATGTCCATTTTTAAACCTGGATTCCCCTGACGCTGAAACCTTCTAGCCTGATTCTCAAATATCCTGGACCCTCCAGGCAATATCGGCGCACTCATATTAGCACCAAGTCGCTCATCATTCTTGAACATATCTGCCACATGAGAACCTGTATTATCAGTAGTTCTAATATCCTGAGGAGACGTACTCTCAATTTTGCCCACTATTGCCTCCTCCTGATCCTCTGGCGCCACATCTACAGAAACATCTTCACCCGTTTCAGTGTCTATCCCAGCTGCATTCACCCCACTTCCAGCAGACGTTCCAGCTATCCATGTTCCCGCATCATCTGTTGGCGTGAACGAAATACACGGATACTGATTCCTACTCGGATCAAGAACCCCCCTTATCACATACCTATTAACATCATCACTTGCACTTCCATTGTAATCACTTAGGACACCAACCATCTTCTCTCTATCTGAATAGAAAACTATATACTCCTTCGCACCCTTGATCGTTGTCATATACTTGCAATCCAAATACTCATTACAAATATATTTCATCGCATCCCATGAATTTTTATCCGCTATCCCACCTATAGCGTCAGAGTCATCTTCTGTAGACTGAGCTTTAATTACCTCACCAGAAACCTCTTCAATTTTACCCTCTACATCAGACGAAAACACAGCCTCATACCCCATACTTTTACAAGTTAACGTAAGAAACTTCTCTAAATCTCCACCAGACTCAAATACAATATCCTTAGGAACAACATACCCAGCCGCTTTTATCGGCACGACATCCGCCTCAAACGTTCCAGACAGCCCATCAGGACTCATAGAAAGCCCCTTACCTCCGCCACTCATAGTTCCATACACCCAATCAGTCCAACCTCCAGTAGCATACCCAAGCCGAGCCTTAACTTGGTTATTATGCCCAAACGCCGTCGTCTGCGTATCAAGCATATCAATAGCGTATTCATACGGTATATCCACACCTATACTGATAACTGATGATGTCATATTGGCATCAAAAGTCATAGTCAACAAAGTCAAAAAAGGAAACCCAGGCGATCCCAAATGCCACTGATCACCAGTATCTCGATCCCTAATAACAACCTGAGCAACCGGATCTGAAAAACGCCTAGTCATCGCTCAAGGTACTCCTGCGACTGAGGCAAGAAACGGTTATCAATCCACCCCCTTGACGGCACCTTCAGCTTCCTACCCTTGTACAACTGAGAATCTGGAAGATCCAAGTTGTTCCTGGCAGCTATTATCCAATACATCTCCTGTCTATCTACACCCCAAAACGCAGCAGCTATCTTGTCAAGACGATCATTTCCAGAATCAACAACATAGGTGATCTCGTCTTCCTCAACCCCATCCCAATTCGGCATCTCAAACATGGATCTAAACCTAACCAACCCATCCTCGCCCTTGTCATAAACAAGTTGCTCTGGCATGAAATTCATAAAAGACAATGGACCTGCCTTCAGAATATTTCTCCTTGGATTCGGCTCTACTCCAGTAGGCATTTATTCACCATCCTTCATACTGTCATCTGCAATATCAATATCATGTCTCGTCACATACTCATTGGACAAATTAACATTGCCATAGGCAAAACTTCTTCGCTGCTTCTCCATGTCTGTCCTTTGCCACTCAACCTTCTCATGAACATATCCACACCGACTACACGTATAACCATCAGTCAAGACACACGTTCCATCTGGAACCGCATGACCCTTAAAATAACAAACCAACTTTGCAATTATCCAACGCATCTCATCTCCTAAGCAGCAGGTGGAACCCTAGTAGCTCCACCACCAGGTGACGCAGCAGGCCTCATATACGAAGTCTGCTTTACATTCTCGTCCAAGATCCGCTTCAAAACCTTCCTTGTTGCTGCACCCTCATTGGTAACAGCCAGAACAACAGAGGCCAAACCAGGAAGATTCATAGCAGCCTCAAAGCTCCTCTTCACATTAACATTCGCCTCAGGATCAGGTGCCTCAATGCTCGCACCCATATCTCGGATCATCGACTTAGCAACGGATGCAAGGAACGTCTTCTGCTCTGCTAGTTCCTTCATCTTTACGGCATACTCATCCATGGTTGTTATCACAGACTCATTCAAGGCAGCCTCTACAGCAAGCTTAACCATGTCTATTCCGCTGGTAATACCAAGTCCAAACTGCTCCATCGTAAAATATCCACCACGATAAGCAGAATTCGATTCACCCTCACCAGCAAGCGGCCCTGATTGTATCGGAGAATGTGCCTGCATACCATCAGTCACAAAATTAAGACTATCATCAACGGTCTGTCTTCCATCTTTAAGTCCAGATGATAACCCTTCTACAAACTGATCTGCTGTAGTTCTGCCACCAAGACCATACGCCTCCACATTGCCCTCTGTCTTTTCTAGAGCAAGCATACTTTGCGCCTGAGCCAACACCGAAATCGCCTTTTCAAGCGTCTTAACATCACCACTATCAGGGAACCAACTATCCTTCTCCGTCTTAAGTGCAGATCTCAACCCCTTCAACTGCTTGGCCATACCCTTTGGATCCTTCTCAAACTCCATCATGTACATACCAACTTTGTCACCACCAGCTGCTATTACTCCAGCTTCAGCTATAGCGTTCTTTACAGACTGTGGCCCCATCATTGCTTCTGTCATCTTATACCCAGCATACGCTGCCAATCCAACAAGTCCAACGGCTCCACCCATTGTAGGATTACTCGCAACCGCCTTTAGAAAAGCAGCTCCAGCCTCAGCACCAGCTCCAACCATCCCTGGACCCATAGTAGCCACCATCGCCCCACCTACTACGCCAGCCTGCCCAGTGACCCCAGTAACCTCACCAAGTTTACTCCATGCCCACTTTATCCCATCCCATATTGCACCGCCTATCTTTGGTGCAGAGTCCTTAAGAAATGGTACAAAATCCTGATTCCAGAACTTCACCATTGCAGGCTTCATTGTCTCTTTCCAAAAACCAGCGATCTTCGGTTCTATCTGATTATCCCATACAGCTTTAAACCTTGGATAATACTCATCCCAAAGACTCAACGCTTTTTTCTTTAGTTTATCAAAAGACTTATAAAGAGGTCCTAGTATACTCTTAGCCGCCGAATCATCAACCATCAAAAGTGCACCAATTCCACCAGCAGCCAAAAGAGGGCCAAGCGGACCAAGCATCCCAAACATCTGCATTGTCGACGAAAACTCACTGCCAAACTGCTTAACCGTGTCCAAGACCAGATGAATCTTTGATCCCATCTTTGCGGCATTTTTAGCACCTACGCCTGTGCTTTCCGCAAAAGAAGCAAACACACCACCTATCCCCATCTGCCTAAACTGCGAAATTGCATTAATCCATGGCCCCCACTTTTTATCAGAACCCAAAGCATTAAGCTCCTCTCCAGCCTCCCTCATCCCAGCAATCTGCTTCTTAACCAGCCCCTTTACATTCTGCCTAGCTATACTCCTTATCGTTGTATCAAACGCCTCTTTAGCCCTATCATATGAATCTTGAAGCGTAAGCCCTGAACTATAAGCATCCTTGCCAAACTTCTTAAGTGCACCATCGCCCTTGACAGCCATTGCAGCCATCTTAGCCAGCGCCTCTGTACCCTGTGTCGTATTCTGAGCAAGATACGATAGCCCAGCCGCTCCCTCACCAAGCGCTCCACTCAAACCAGACAACGCCCTCTGAACCTGCGGTGATGCATCACTTCCAAACTGAGCATACACCTCATTTATCATCTGCATTCCCTTGACAGAATCACGGCTACCAGTTGCAACAATATCCCTAGCCTGATCAAACCCAACACCAAGACGCATCAAATATCTCATCAACGGATTCTCAGTGATGGCCTTATCGTCGCCTATCTCAAGAGCCTTTCGTATAGCCACATCCTGTTCAGCAAACATCCTAGCAACAGTGTTGGCCTTTGAGATCGCCTCGTCCTGCGTATCCCCCATTTCCCTAAATACACCAGACATCCTAGCAGACGACTCCATGAGACCCATGATCTCATCTGATGTCCTAGCCATAGATGGAGGCAACGTCTTGAAGACCTCACCCAGCTCATCAAGCTGTACCTTGGCATTCTTTAGCGCACCAGTGCCTGTCCCAGCAACCTTTCCAATAGCCACAAGATTATCGAGCATCTTAGCCGCATCCTCAGGAGAAGCCTGCCAGCTCGTCGTCATGTCACCAAGAATAGCAGTGTACTCAGACATGGGAACATTCGTCGTCTGAACAACCTTGACCCAATCTTTGGTAGACATTCCCAAGGAGTCCATCGCCTCTTTTGCACCTGCATTGGCAACGTGAATAGACTTCATCGTCTCAGCAACCGCATCAGCAGACGTATTCATCCCATACGCCATACCAGCTGCCCTAGATGCAAACTTCTTCATCTCCTCGCTAGACAAGTCCAACGTCGCAGCAATTGGCTTAGTCGACTGAATCATACCTACCATCGTAGACTCAAGGCTGTTAGACAGGTTCCCAGTCTCGCCAGTGAGATTGCGCATCTGGCTAGATATATCCGCTATATTGAACCTGGTCACGCCATCCATCATGCGTCCCCAAGCTTTACTGGCCTTCTCCGCTCCCTTAGCCATCGTGTCAAAGAACCGATTCTTCTTTATCTTCTCCTGGGTCTCATTCTGCTCTTCCAATCCATCATTCACATCGTCCAAAAGACCAAGAGCTTTCTTGATACCTTGCTCCATGCCATCGTCAATGGCTGCCATCTCAAATGCTATACCAAGAAAGCTCAATTCAATCTCCTACTGCGAACTTGAGTTCGCGTGCCAGCCAGATATTACCAGATTCAAATCGTCCCCAGAACTCTCCCACTCAAAACTCAACAGCCCATCATAACATTCACTAACGTCATCATCCGTCATTGAGAAATGCCTAAGAAACCTAACCTGCTCCATATTTAGCCCCATCGGCTTGTTAGCCAGAGCTAGAAAAACAATGCGATGCAAATCGTCGTAATTTATATCAGGAGTATTGACGCCACGTACATACTTCATCTTAACGTCATTAAGGATCACTGGAAACCCACATCCATTATCCACGAACCTTCTCTCCATCACCTAGCCCTCTTTGTCCTCATCCCAGCTGTGCTGTTATTCTTATTCTTGGCCTGTTGCAACTCAGTAACCCTTTTCTCAAAAATCCTCTGACGCCTGGAATAAGGCATATCCATAATAGAGTTATACCCTTGATCCATATGCTGCATCAAAATATAAACCTCTTGCTCCAAATTTTTTATGGAGCCGATGGGAAGAAAAAACCTCTCTGCCCAATATCCATCTTCCCACTCCACTCATGACCACAATCAGGATTAGAGCACTCAAAAGTAACATTGGTGTCCACCTTTCCCTCTTCCTTTTCAAAAATAGCCCTAAGTGCTGTTCTATCACGCATAGACAGATCCTTCACCGCAGACACAGCCCTTCTATACCCCTGCGACCTGTCAATATCATCACCATTGACCATATCAATCCTAGCCAACAGCCCAAGCGTCAGCAAGTCAACCTTCTTCTTTCTCTTCTCGGTTAACCACTCCTCATCGTCATTGGTGAGGACATGCCAGACGATCTCGATTCCACTCGGCAACGCAGATGTCTTCTCCCTAGTCATCCTATCAGGCATAGGAACAGTCTCGACCTCTTTCAAATCCAGCGTTACATGCTGCTCGCCCTTGCAAAGGGGACACACCACATGCGCATCAAATTTGTCACCAAGAGACGCTCTACGAATAGCAATCAGCAAAGCCATCCTATCAGGCGCCATCAACCTCTCAACAATGCCTCTCAACTTAGACGGCTCACTAATACTCCCAACACCAATAAGACAATTTCCTATAATAGCGTTCATTCTTGCAGAAACAGGACCCGATCCAGCCAGGATATCCTCCTCATGCCCTCTCATCTCCCTAACTACAGCAGATGCATGAACTGCCTCTCCGTCTATATACCCACATGGCAGCTCTACAGCTATGCTGCCAGGCCCAATATCAAGAACATGCCCCTTTGTAGCATCCTGCTTAATCGGCTCTACCTCAGCCTCCACATTTCCATCAACTTCACTATTCTCAACTTCTTTCATTGTCTTCTCCTTGCTGCTCCAACAGCCTCTGCTTCTCTCGAACACGCCTCTCTGTAAACGACAGTATCAGCTCCCTAACCACATCAGTAACACTCCTACCGTCATCCTCGCACTGGTTCAAAAACCTCTTATGCACCGCCTCTTTTATCTCTATATTCAGCCTAGCCATGCCATCTCCATCAGAAATCAACACATTTTCATCACACATTCCATCACTATGCATGTCGATTCTACTAACATTTTGCCCTTTCACGTAATTCTTTCTCAAAAAAACGACCACACACTGTTGACAATTTAATGCCTGCGACATATGCTTTCCATATAAGCAATCGGCAAGATGCCGACAGAAAGGAACCATCATGAAAACAAATATCCTCATTATAGCCATTGCCACTGTATTCATCCTAATCATCGTCCTAAATGTCCTCTTAGTATCATCAATCACAAGCTACGTAACAGGCGATACCGTAGGCAAAGACATCGGCAACTTCATAGGAGAAGTAGAAAATGGAATCGAAGATGCCAAAAAGTAAAGTAGTGCATTTCAACCTATTTCGACCTGAAAAATCACTATTCAAGAGTCCGGCAAACGAACCTGCTAAAATTCAAATAATCACATGCGACAATAGCAATAACTGCCAACTATACAATCGTAACGAATGTGCCTGTCGACATGACCTATTCGGCAGTTATTGCCCATATGGACGTATCAGCAGAGCCAATGGGTATACCCGAAGAGCCAGAAAATATACCGCATGGTGTAACGAACAAAAAAACAAATATGATGGAATTGGATTTCTAAATATCCCAAAGTCTATCGGAATTGTCGGAGACCATGTCTTTTTGCCATATGCACACATGGAACGATGCAAGTCTCTTCCATGGAAAGGAAAATTCCTCCCACTTGAGTCCTTCAACACTGAAACCGTTATTCAACTAATCTCATTTCATCCAACTGCTTTACTTGGCGGAGAAATCAGATCATACCAGAAAGATGTTCCTCCACTTTTCCTAAAACATCTATCCGAATGCATGCCGGATCTCCTTGAACAAGTATTCTCAAAGAGTAGCTACGCATTCGACAGACTAAATGAATTTTCTAATATTGGACGCGAAGCAATACTTGAAACTCTAACCCCGAATGTCGGTCTTCTGAAAGACATCCACGGCGGACTATGGACGTGGGACGGGAATGAACTCCATTCTAATAATAGCCACATGAGCTTCGGCCTGTGCAAATTCTCAAAAATCTCAATCACACCGATCAATAATCAAAAAGTAAAAATCACCGACGAAGGCCAAGTCAACGAACACACAATTTTCGTCGGATGAAATGAGGCCACTAATGAAAAAGACAGCCGACCTAAACCTTCTCATAGTAGAAGATGACGAATTTGTAGCCAGAATGGAGAAGCGGACACTCACAAAACACTTCAAATCTATAACCATAGTTCCTGATGCACAATCAGGAATAGACGAAATCAACACTGGCAACTATGACGTCGTACTAAGCGACTGGGATTGCCCAAACGGTGGAGGCAACAGAATCACCCTAGAATCATCACTTCCAGTTGTTGTCTATACTGGAAACTCAGAGATCCGATCAAACTCAAAATTCAAAGTTCTCAGCAAGCCATCAGACACCCATGTCATATGCCAAGCACTGATTGACGCCTACCATACAAAGGCTAATCAGTAAACCCGTCTCTCCTCAGCTTTCTTAGAAGCAGATCCCGCCTACCATTATCTTTGTACTCCTGCAGATCAACAACTTTACCACTCTTCTCTGCACACTCTTTACAATCATCTCGATTGCATATCACATCTCCACCTATCCAAGGAAACGGATTAGGATAATGCTCACACATCAAAACCCAGACTTGAACATCTCAAGAGCCTCACCGGACAGCTCTTGCTTCGCGTATTTCCTCAGACCATCAGACAAATACGAACGATACTCTGCCAGTGGAGCAGGCAAATGCCCCTCAAGCTTCTCGATCTCTTTGATGTGCTCAGCAATCTTTGATACCTTTTTTACACCAAGAACATCGGCAGCAATCTTCACAGCCAAAGTATGCTGGTTAAGCTTTGTAGCCCTGGCAACCTTAGCCATCTCCTTTTCAAGATTAACATATGCCTCATCAAGCTCTTTTTCCTCAGGAATGTCCTCACAAATGAACTTCCCAAGTTCTCCAGATAACGTTCCCATATCTACTCTCCTTTAAACGGTGGTATAGGCCCAGACTTATCATCCGGAAAAAAATAGTGCCTACCCCTTATAGTTCGCCAAACTCCCTGTTTCCCATCTACCGTGTACTTCTTCTCTTTCTTCTCGCAAAGAATCGCTACACCCCCAACCGAAACCATCTCATACACAGAAGATTTCTTCTTCTTACGCTTCTTTTTCTTCTTCTTGAAGATATCCGAAACATCAACAACTTCCCCACGTTTCAGAACACCAAATGGCCTTATAGTACCAGCTATGTTTCCAGATATTGTTGTCATCCCTGATCCTCTTTTACCTTCAAAACAAGTTTGGCACCCTTCTTCGTCTTCACAATCTTCGCGAACTCAAGTTCGTCAAGTGACTCAAACCTCTTAGCCACCTGATTGCATACAGACATCGAATGACGACCCTCTAGCACCATGTTCAGCATAGTAGATCCACCCCTGTTTATAGCCTCAAACATGCACCCATCTACCTCTCGGCCCTTGGTAGACCTCTCACCCATGCTCTTTAAAGACCGGAAGATCTTGCGCTCATCATATCCAAGCACGTCCTCATATTTTGCAGGCTCACCACTTACTATGAACTCTGATAATCTTGTAGAAAGCTTTTTCATTTGGCTATTCCATTCAAATTGCCGAAAATCTGTTGACCCTATCCATTACTGGATTCTTTTTTACCCTACGAAACATCCGATTCATCGATCCAACATTCACACTTCCAGTAGCCGTCACCTTAATCCACCTAGCAATCTCTCTCAATCTCCCTGCAATATCAAGCTCTGAATCACCATCGTTCACGTAAAAGTCCACCCTATACCAGAACCCAAACGCATGCCTTGTCCATTCAACCCTAACAAGGCTTCCCAAGCTTTCATCTGAGGGCACATAGACAAAGCACCTAACCAAGCCAACGATGTCACCGCCTTTACCAGTCATGTCTGCTGTTAGCCTGTACACCTTGCCACCAGGTATACTTCCAGGCGACAAAACACTAGCATTCTTGATATTTCTAGCATTCCCTATAATGCTCTTCACTACAGAATGAACACTTATTTCTGGCGATGAAACCATATCTATTCCACTAGGTCTCTCTTTACCTCAATTGGATCCTCCTGAACTGGATCCATATTTCCTGACTCTTTATTCTTCAATACATCAGCCACTCCCTGACCCAACACATAAGCAGCAACAAGACCAACAATCATTGTTATAGTGTCCTGTGAAAGCCCGATTTCGAACTTATCATTCAACCCAATCGCAATAGCAGTAACAACAGTTACTATTAACTTTCTAGATTTCAGCTTGACCATCTTATTTGCCACCACTAGCCAACGCTATTCTTGCATCAGCAACATCAACCCTCTTTTCAATAAATCTTCCTTTTTTCTGAAGATCATCTAGACTTGACTCCAGTTCTTTTACAAAATCGTAATCACCCTTTAAATTAGCCTTGGCTTTCTTGTCCCGTATCGGTCTACCAGTCCCAGATGAACTCAAGGCACGATGCATCTTTCCCTCAATAGCAATTAAAGCATGACTAGCACCTACAAGAGCTTTCCTGAACTTTTTAATATCACCATGGATACTGCCTATCTCTTCTATTAGTTCTGACATTCTCATTTCTAATGACCCTTCCTTATAACGCCACTTCCCCAGTCCCAAACAGGATCTACCAGCCCACGCTTGACCTCTTTTATGGCCAAGCTATCACTCTTTCCTGATGGCTCAGACACAAAATACAATGACATCCACCCATCAGGATGAGGCATACCGCCCTTGTGCTTCTTTATCTTTGTCGCATCATCCTTGCTTACCACAATATATTCTACACCCTTACTTGGATGCATCTTTGTAGCTACAAATCTCCCAGTTGTCTTCTCTTCAAGACGATTCAGAAGATCTTTCATCATAACCTCAAATATAGCCCAGTGTTCTTCTCAAACGTATTGGCCAAGCTCTCTACGTCCACATCCTTCACAGTTTTAAGCTTATTATACTCAGGCATCTTAATCGGTAAAACAGGATCCTTCTTCATCGTAATCCTGCCAAACTCAATGTCATAATAATCCCTAGCATTCAGAGTAATCTTCACATAGTTCGGCTTCTTTGCCCCACGATTCGAGAACTTAAAAACCAACGACTTTCCACCATCATCTGACATGATGTCTTTCGCACCAATCATAGATGTCAATCGTCCCCTACCACCCAACTGCTTAAGTGTAGTGTCAGCAACAGCCTCCAAGATCTCTTCATCCGACTCTTTTATGCCCATCACACGATTGTATAACTTACCCAGATCCCCATCAGAAAGATCTTGCAATATTACACTGTCATGTTGCTTCTTACCAAGCACATCAGCAACAGGCCCCGTCAACATAACCTTCAGCTTTCCGCCAGTCTTCATCTTGCTATCTTTGGGGAACTTCCGATAAACAGCCTTGATCATCTTATCACTGTCGCTCGCCTTCTCTTCAAGCCTCGATATAAGACCAGATAGAGACTCTTTCATATTTTCTTCAGACATTCATATCTCCTTACACAGGGTCTAGCAAAGTGAATTCACTCATGCTGGCTGGCTGCACCTCAAGCTCTGACAAGCTCACATCCCCACTCTTTGCATCAAAATCAGACGCTCCCTTATACCTAATCGGCAGACATGACCACAATAGCCAAGCCTTCCCAGGCAAAAACACGCCAGCCTCACCAGGGATTGTTAATCCCTCAAGTACGTCTGGACTATCAACACCAAACGGCTCAAACGGCCTAATATTGGTAAAGTGAAGCAACAACAGATGCCTCTGAGTAACCTCCAACCCTGTCATAGCCCTGTACATCCACTCCCACATGGTATCGTCAAATCCCCTAACACCACGCGTCAATGTTATTGAGCTAACAGCTCCACCAGAGTACGCATAATTCTTGAACATAGAATTCATCTGCTTAATCTCATCGACCTCAGCAGTATACTCTGGCACCGTTATACTAGAAAATCCAAGAAATGGCGTTCCTAACACATAGAAAGGAGGTGTAAGAGACGGGACGACATCGAACAGCCAAAACCGATGTGTCTGCATAAAATCTGTAAGCCGACTTCTAGCCATTCCATCGTCCCCTCAAATCCTACTCGTACTTAATATCAAACTTCTCTACAGCAATGTCAACCTCTGCAAGGCTCACATCACCAGACATCGAATCAAGATCCCCAGCAGGCTTCGCACGAGTAGCAAAACACTCACCGCACTCAATCCGACGAATCGCATCGCTTACACTAGCAGAAGTCGCCTCATCCATCTCGGCTCTCTGATAATGATAAATGGTAACATCAGACCTATATTCAGAACCCTCCACAGACGCCATAACCATGTCATAGAACGCAGTGTCTCGTTTAGTAATACCACGCATCAACGTCAAATCAGACACCGTTGGCGGACCAGGGTATTTCTGCGTATGCTTAAAGATACCCTCCCTGTACTCCGCAACCTCAACAGAGATTTCCGGAATCGTTACAGACTGGAAACCAGCCTGCCCATTGGTGCCATGTCCATCCCTGTCAGCCTGAACATCAGGCTGCAACGGATCCGGACCCGTACCATCATTGGCAACGACATGATATCGAAAACCCTGCATGAAATCTGTATTTGCTGCTCGCATTTAACTATCTCCTTATGGCCTAACCATGCCAGCAGGCCGGTTGCTCTTACCAAGCTGCGGATCGTCATCAAACGTAGATGCCGCCCACCCTTTATCTATGACAAACATCACCCTGCCAGTGTCACTCAAGGTTCCCGTACCAACAATCTTGAATTTGCATCCAGGCGCAACCAAGATACCCTTATTTCTCCACTCATAATAAGCATTCCCAGATGCCACTGAAGCAGTACCAGCAAACACATCATTCCCATCTCTATCAACAATGAAAAAATTCACAGCCGTAATACCTGGAGCGCTAACAAGCACATTACGCACTGTATGTCCGTTCCAGGCAACAGGATCTCCTGACGCATTGATGTCATCAATATCAACAAGGCCACCATCTATCAGATGGTGGTATCGCCTATACCTACCACGCCTCACACTCTCGTTCGAATCAAGCAATCCGCCGCTAGTCACAACACCATCGACATCACATGTTGCACTTGAATCCCCACCTGTAATTTCTAAACCATCAGATGGTGCAACACCACTATCCACAACAATAACCATGCTCCCAGTCGCACCATCATCAACCAACTCAGCCAATAACCCTGTGCCACCAGTCCATGACAACGCCTCTCCGAGAGTGAATGGACCACCAGCCTCATTATCGTAATCAAACGAATACGAATCCCCCTCTGGTGTCACGCCAGAAATGCTGGCACCAGACAGGAACTCATGGACAAGAACATTCGGGATTCTCTTGATATCAGCCATCGGCTATCCCCACTACTCAGAAGAGTTACTTATCTGCTGGAACCTAAACACAATGAACTCAGCAGGCTTATTCGCAGCAAGGCCAACATCACAATACACAATACCCTGGTCCACAGTATTCTGAGGATTGTTTGTAGAATCGCAAATCACGAAGAACGCCTCATCAGCACTAGTGCCAGCCAAATATCCACTCTGGAACAAGCCAGTCAAGAACGTAGACACCTGAGTTCTAATTCGACTCCAAAGATCAGGACCATTGTTCTCAAACACATGCACATGAGTAGAGTTAAATACGCTCTTCTCAACATACATAAATAGACGTCTCATCTGAATGTATGGCCACTGTCCACCAGCTGCATCCAAAGTCCTCGCACCCCAGACAACCCTAGATGTATGCGGCCAATCCACCAACGCATTGATCTTATTTTCATAAACAAGACCGACCTGTGTCTCAGTCAGCTCTGCCTCAAGACCAGACGACCATGCCAGCTTGCCCTTCTCCATACCAGCAGGAGCCTCACCAACATTCCTGATAGTATCCGTCCTCGCATATACGCCAGCAACATGACCACCAACAGGTATATCAACATTCACATTTGATACAGGATCCAAAATCTTAATGTGCGGATAGTATACCGCAGCATAATTTGTAAACGTATTCAACGTAAACTTCTTCCAGTTAATTGCCTCTTGATAATCAAGACCATTAGGAACCGTAAGAATAACAAACTTGTCCTTCATCAGCTCTGCATATGTAATCAACGCAGTAGAAACAGTAACGTCAGTCTGGAAGTCCGATGCAACAAGCTGCATCAACGCATCCACTTTTCCAAACGCATATAGACCTTCCTGAGTTACAGCCAATGTAGGCGAAACAATGTCAGCGCTCGTAATAGCAGATCCATCAGATCCACCAGTCATAACCTCAGCAATTTCTTCATCAGGATTCGTATAATAATCCGCCGTCTGAGCATACGCCCCATATGGGGCAGCAGCCGGATTCCCCTCAATCCGCCAAGTCAGCGTAACGACACCAGTTGAATAACTCACCGTATTCGTACTAGACGTATTCAATGAGAACTTCTGAGGATATCCAGTCGCCTGAGTATCAGACAACTCAACGTTTCCGTTAGCATCATCCTCCATCGCAATAGGAACAGTATACACGCAACCAAACGAAATATCCGTCCCAACCGTTGCCGCATCAGCAGCCCAAGCCGTAACGTCTCTAATTGTAATCTGATCGTTAGTAGTACCAGTAATACCTGTAATCTGACCCGTTACATAGTTGATCGTCGCAAGCGAACCAGCTACTCCATCCCACAAGTTTCCTGATCCGTCATCAATTACTGTAACCACACCAGCTGTACCAAGCGTTATCTCCATCACGACAGTACCTGGTACAATTTGCGCCGGAGTTGTCGCATTTCCTGGAGATACAACCGCCTCGACACCACCAGCATCCCCAGATGCCGTTCCGATCTTTGAAGATGGCTCAATAACAGCATACACCTCTCCAACCAGCCAAGTCGTAGCACCACCAGTAAGAACACCAGTAATCGTAGTCGCATCATTCGCAGTGATTATGGCAGATGCACCTTGAGTAACATTAACGACAACCTTACCAACCAGATTGTCAGAAGCACCACCACCAGTAAAATCAGCATCAGCATCGGTAAGCACAGCTGCTGCCGAAGTAGCAGCACCTGTCGCCGAAACAAGCCCATCAGCCATCTGAAACGACATATCAAGCGTTCTCTGAAATGGAGCATTCGCAAGAGTGTACTCCCACGCCTTCGTAGTGCCATCGTAGTCAACCGGAGGAGTAGCTGTACTACCACTCGGCCTCTGTACATCCGACAAACTCTCAGCCGAAACCTGAGTTCCCTGCAAAGCGTCAGGATTCGCACCGTTACCATAATCCACAATCTCAATAACGTCAGATCCAGATCCGTCTGCATTTATCACAGTTGCTATGAAACTAGGATCATCTGCATCGTCAAACACGAGGTCCGCCCATGTCTCAACAGCAACCCATGACCGATCTGTCGAATCCTGATTTACATCCTCTTCCACTATTACAGTAAACCTAGTCCATCTAGCCTCAGCCTGCACCAGATAATCATCGCTACCAGGAACAATACGGATCCTGTAGAAGTTCCCAGCTGCACCAGGCCATGCCATCTTGAACTGAAACAGAACATAATCATACGTTGCCGTGATATAATCAGTAGAACCCGTAAACTGAGAAGGATCATTCAACTCTACATGAACCTCTCCAGTTTCAAGATCCACAGACCCTGTACCACCAGCCGCAGATCCACCAGAAGCTGTAGCATTCAAAGTAAGAACACCACTAGCATCGCTGTCAAAAACGTTAACATTTGCAGCCGTACCAGCATTTGCGAACGTAATCGACAGAGTAGTTCCACTAATAGGTGCTTGATCAAGCTGCAAGTCATACACGCCTGAACCCTGCGCCGTATTACTAACAAGCTCTCCAGTCACACTGGTCAAAAGATTCCATGACGCATCAGTTGCATCATCAGGCATAACGCGCACAAAATACAGTACGCTACCACCATTTGCAAAATAAGCATACGCCTCATGAGCCGAAAGGCTCTGGTCCGTAAAAGTACCGAACCTGGACGCATACTCAGCAAAGCTGGTCGATATGATCGGATCGTTCACAGGGCCCTTGGTGGAAAAACCAATAAGCCCAAGAGCACTAGTAGAGACGCCCGCAATCGGCCCAGGCCCACTCGGCACCTCCTGAATATACACACCAGGATGTTTGTAATCTGTCATTGCTTACTCCATGTTGCCAAAACCGATCACTCGGCGTCTTTCTTGGACTTCCTTTTTCTTGTTTTTTTACTCTCAACAGGCAGCCCATCACCACTGACAACATTATCAACTTCAGACTCCATCTTTTCTTCTACACCAACACTGTTAGCAATTGCAATTTCTGATTCAACCATTTCTACATTATTAGACACAGGAGGCTCGTCCTTGCTCTTCGTGAACCCCTTCTCAGCCACAAACTTAGCAATCTCAGGCTTAGGAAGTACCTCCACCATCTTCTCTTGAGGCGGGTCTATATCGACAAACGAACGCATACCATTGGGGCGTCCCTTTCTCTTTAGAACCTTTCCGATTAAAGCCCGTGTCTCCCTCGTAACCTCTTCGACCTCCACATGGGAATTCGGTCTCACAGCAACAGAGACACCTTTTTTAATCTGTATCGGCCTAATCGTCTTTCCAGTGTAATAAAACCAAGGCATGAAACCCTCCTAAATACTCTCCATGCCAACTCGTGGATCCCACATAGCTGGCGAACAAATATCATCATACGTGTCTATCTCAAGCCTTGCGGTAAACGATGTCGTCCACGACACAGACCTGTCAGCTATATCAGCCAACTCTGACATGTTCGAGTACACCAGCTCTCCAGCATCGTACTCTCTCACATCTCCAAGACTATCCACAATCTTAAATGGAAACCACGGAGGCCTAAGCCTCTCCATTATATAACCTACTAAAATATTCGAACTCATGCCCCTTCGTGCATATATATTCAGATCAAACGCAACATCGTACTGATCTGCCCTTACCTGATCCCTGTATGCACTGTATCCAACAATGTTACCATCGTCATCGTAATGAGGCGTAGCATCCCTAGCAGGTGCCCTTGCAACAGTTCCACCATACGGATGCCTATCAAAAGCAGGATTCATACTCGTTCTCTTGAAGACAAAACATGGCAAAATGAAGTCCTGATGAGTATCCTCAGCAGAATCGAAATACACTGGAACCTGTCCATTCAACCGCTCTATCCCACTATCCAATCCACCAACATCAACGGCATACTGCCCCCTAACACTACCATCAATCGTATATGTAAGCACAGTTGCACCTATGGTTGTCATGCAACCCATGTCTATATCTCTAATATCAACTGTACCTATAATTGTCATATACTATTCTTCTGAAACCTCAGCGCCCTCTCCACCTTCTCCTTCACAACCATCACAATCAATATCAATCACACCAGCATCTGCAGCATCATTAATGAAATCATACGCCCCCTCAAGTTCATCACGACTCCTAGTCAATGCCCTAAGCGCAAGCTCGCCCTCAATGCCCATCAGCGTAACATTCATATCAGCCAAACTGCTATTATCCTTATCAACACCTTTATCAGTTCCCATCTATACTCAACTCCTTGTAAATGGCTCAAGCTCCTTTTCAAAACCAGAACCTTTTTTCAACACAGACGCACTTATCTTATCAGTTTTTTCTGGCAAATCGAATATTTTTTTGTCACCAGTCTCTATATATTTTACAACCTTAGCCATTCCTATAGTCCCAGCATACTCTTTTGTATTCTTTATCGCTGGTCTCCAGTGCGCCTCTTCACGCTGGCCATCCATACCGAACTCTCTTCTGAGAACATTATAGCCAATATCCTCATGCACTGTTAAACCTATACCATGTTCAGTATTTCCAATCCTTGGATTATCAGCACCAGCTCTAGCAAGCTCCTGCTCTATATCACTACTGCTACCCATTATCCGGTCAGAAATAGCGACAATCTCATCTTTTCTTGCACGCCTAGATATTATCTTTGATCTTGTAGAGGACACATCTACCGGAACCATACCACCAGGCCAAGGCCCATACTTCGCCAACACAGAAACCCACCTAGGAGATCCATCATGTGGTACAAAATACAAAACATTTTTCTCAGCATACTCCTGGCTGATCACCGAGTCAGTTCCATCAAGATATATTGCCACAACATCCTTATCATAATCACTATCTATTATGGCAATACCAAGATCATCTGCATACTTTTTCTCTTCACCTGCAATGTTTATTTCTACCTGGGACTTCTGAACCTCATCTCTCATGAACTTAGCAACATCAAGTATAAACAATCCCCTTACATCCTCTGTGCGCCTCACCCAAGTATCAGCAGCCTCTTTCATCATCTTCTTTGTATCGATATTCAGATACAAACCAATTGTCGTGGAAGCCTTCGTGGTCCTCTTGCTAGCCATAATTACTTCTTCTGCGAACTCAAGTTCGCAGGGATGCCTATATCAGGTGGGGCTATAACAACCTTCTCGCCAGACAATGATTTTGTAACAATAATTGTCGCCAAAGCTATTCCGAATGCAAAAACCAACAAAAGCCATGGCAGCATCTTCCATAACAATATCTTCCATGGTATCTGATTACCCATGGCTGATTCCACAGCAGCCTTCATCCTCTGAGCATGAACATCGATAACACTGCTGTCCTCATTGTTTTTACTTAGAATCATATCCTTGAAAGCTATCAGCCGATTCATCTGCTTCTTAATCAAGGATATCTCAGTGCCTGCCCTGCAAGAATCCTGAACTCTCTCGACATCCCTGATTCTTATATCATGATCACTGACACGCTCACTATGCTCACGGTGCTTCTCACTGTGTCCCTCAAGAATAGCCTTCGTGCCAGCCGCAATCTCCGTCAGCTTACCTATCTGTTCGGTTTGCTTGTTATTGGCTGCCACCAAACTAGTATTACTTGCCACCAAATTGTCGCAAAGACTCTTGAGATAGAACAGATCAAAATCATTATTTTTCTCCACCATCGTTTACCCCGTCCGTTTTTACAGCCTGGTGAAGCGATAGTGTAGCATTCACTAACGTCTCCAATAGTTTAGAGACCTGTTTTTGATTTCGTGACGATTCTGCAATCTCCTCGCCAATCATTTCCTGGCTTTTAGTGATCTGCGCTTGCATCTTCAGAAAGTCTTTGGGAATCATCCATGCATACTCACCATCTTGGTTTTTTACGTTATGCATTTGATACAATTTTGCAGTTATCGCCAATGTGGCAACCCCAGTTGCCACCAGAACCAAAACAACAGCGACCATCAAAAACACACTGACATCTTGCCCTACAATATCTCCCATTTCATCCTCCTAGTCGAAATTAGTAACCGTACCTCTGACTTTGAACGTAGATGGCTCTATAGCCTGACTTATCTTTCCAGATGAATTCTCAACGACCAGATCGTAAACATACTCACCACTCATTTCTTCGGTGTCAGTTGGTAAAATATACACCTCCAACACTCCTCCAGTGGCATCCGTTACAAGCACCTCTGTATCGCCACCACCAGCCGCAGTATTCCGCTTCTGTATCAACGCATCCGTATCTGCATCATCTTGTGAATTCTTAACGTGAAACCATACCGATGCTCCAGTAAGATCATATGGGACATTTCCAGATGATGTTGAAACTGTAAGAGTAAACGATGCGGTGTAATCCCTGCCGGCAAACACCGTTATTGAAGTTCCACCAGAACATGGGCTACATACTGCCATAATCACTCCACATCAGAGTCTATATCGATCTCAACAGACACACCAGAAGATACATTCTCTTCAATTCTTACCTCTGCTGAAACCTCATCATCTATATTTACAGACGAAACTATCACATCATCCTCACTCAAAACAGAACTCACGTGTACATATTCGTCTATTACTGCACTTATGTCTATATATTGTTCCTGAATAGTTCCACCACCAGAACCTCCAGCATCCAACCTACCTTTTGTCACCAATGCTATAGTCATTACTCCCTCGTCTGCCTATATGTCCCAAATCTACTCAGCGCCTCCCATACTGAACCCTGAGTATACGTGGCAATCAAACCTGTAGTCTCACTTCCTCCGTCTGTAGCAGCATCACAATTAGCCTTAGAGTCGAAGATTCTAACCCTCGAACCTGTAAGCTGACCGTCGCCATCATACACAGTGTTGTCGATAAATATGTTCTCCTGCGACAATCCAAGATCTCTAACTACAAGATCATATATATCATTCTCTGCCCATGTTGACTGTGGCAACATCTTGTCAGTAACTGTTGCACCAGCAGAAAGGTCTGTGAATATTCCAGTACCAGTTACCATCATGGTTCCAGATGTACATGTCGGAAGCGCTGTAACAATCAACGCTCCAGTCAATACAGCAGTAGATGTAGGATTAGCCAGATTTGTCACCTGACATATTCCTGCACAATCATAAAAGGCTATACTTCCAGAAGCATTCAGATTCAAAACCGTGCTCATGCCTGGCATATTGCATCGTTTACAACGAAACGCCTCACCAGGCATCACGGTGAACGTTCCAGATATAATACTATCATCAAAATCTGCCCAAATATTAGTCATTCCTGACTCTACCAAGCAATTCCTTGCCGTAAAGAAATTAACTCCATCGCCAGTAAGAGTCACACCCTCAAATACAGTATTTTGAACATCCTGACCATTCAGATTTACACTTGCATAATTGTATGAGCTAGACTTCACAACAAACCCAACAAGCGCCCCTGTCAACGTCACATCCCCCTTCAAATTTATGACATTGACGCCAACTATACCAGCTATAAGTATCGCATCAGCTATGTTGTTGACCGGAACCTTGTTCGTTCCAGCAGGATAATTCGTTCCAGACACAATACTACTGGTGTCAACATACACAGAATTATCATACTCATCCCTAGAAATCAGCGCAGTCCAGTTAACACTTGCCGTACCAGTCGTATTGTCTATCAGTCGACCTACACCACGAACATCTATCTCTCCATTTGTAACCGATGAATTCAGAACAACTTCACCAGCTACAAGATCAATAGACACGTTATCAGGCCCATTTTTATTAACAAGCTCAAGCTCCCCATTGTACCCACCAACAGTCAAAGCCTGACCTCCACCACCCATATCAATAACAGGCTTATCATCACCTGCTATTCCATCATGGCAATCCAGAATATTTGTAGTCGTACTACCAGATAGCGTTATAGTTCCACGCAAAATACACGACTTGATGATCCCCTCTACATATGTCAAGTCGTCTATATTACAGTTCATGATCAAAGAATTGCCATCAAGTGTACCATTAACAGTGGCAGCCAAAAATTCGCACCCAGACGAAGACAACCCTGGCGTAAGCACAATCGAAGTCTTAATCGGATTCTGCCCAACAACTGTAAAACCATCGATATCATCAGTTGCTAAAAACGTTATATCGCCAAGAATGAAAAGTTTTGAAAGCCCTCTGAACTCAGCTATCAACTTAGCATCCGCCAAATTATCAACTGGCAACTCAAGTGTACCCCTAGGGAATACAGTTCCAGTCGTTCCGTTTACAACATCTATATATACACCACCATTGAATGAAGAATGCTCAATAGCAGACGACGAAATCAGCCCTGCTGAATTCTGAGAACGAACAGACACTTGATTTACGTTCACAACATCACCGACATTACTGTTAGCTCCAACAAGATTCACAGCATACTGTCCATCCTCAAATGTAATTGTGTAACCATTTATAATCTCTATAACCCTAGCAAATATGATACCGCCAAGCGTAACCTCAGTGTTATGCCTATGCGTATCCGGGTTCACCATCCCAAGCTCACTATCCTCAAGATCCTTCAGCTCAAGCCTAAAATCGTTCAGGTTCAACTCCCTAATCTCAGTTGGCGTAGACTGAACCAAGGTCAAGTCAGCTCTCGGAATCGAAATTACCCTAGTAAGCCAGTTTATAGAAATAGCCATCTATTCGCTAGTCCTCCCAACCTTCACCAAGCTCATAAGCGTTCCAAATCTCTGGTTTAACGCCTGCTCAAGAAGCATAACCTTGTTCTCAAGAACGTTTATCTTTTGTGCTTGTTCAGACTGTGACGCCTCAACTCTTTTCAACGCATCAAACAACGCATTAAGATTCTTCGGAGTAGGGCCACTCTCCAGCTTTACCAACCTATCCTCTATGCTTTTTTCACTCATCAATCCCTCACCATGAAACTAGTTATTGTCAAACCTGTATCGTTAATCGTTCCAGCTATATTTGAAGTCTTATAGTACGTTGGTGTAGTTCCCCTCCTTATCCAACCAGCTACAGGCTGATCATTCGTATATAAAAACTCAGTATCCTGAACATATCCTGATGCATTTGTTAAATCGTTAAAAATTACAGTACCCTCTGTCAGATCACCACCAGCTCCAGCCAATAAATATACCCTAGCACCCTGAATATCACTCGCATCTGTTGCGTCCTTAGCCTCAACCTTCACTGTCACATAATCCTGATCTATAGGATACAGATTGTCCTGCTGATCATCTAATGTTGTTACCGTATCAACAATAAAAGTGCTCAACCCATTCTGGTCAGCCGTAGCAGTAAACCTGTACTTTATCTTTACGCCATCAACTATCACGCTACTATCAGTCACTGCTCCATTCACATCACACGTTGCTGAAGTATCATCATCCGTTATCTGTAAATCATCAATAGGAGGCACTCCGCTTGTCAAAATCAAATCCATATGACTACCAGTAACAGAGCTCAGGATACCTGTTCCAGCTGTTCCGCCTGTTCCCCAGGATAAGTCGTCTCCAACATTAAATGTCCCTGATACATTATCAATATCAAACTCATGCGTACCTGAAATAGATACCAAATTTGTTGCAGTTCTAGCATTCAACCAAGATCCATTATATCCAGAACCTAAGTCATATTGAAAGTCAACAGTAATATTTGTCCATTCATCTGAATACCACGCCCCACTTCCTATCGTTGATGTATAATCACCAGTGAACGCTAAATGTCCCAACATAATATATGACTGTTCTGCCTCCCAAACGTCTCCTGATGAGACATCTATAGTTCCATCTCTTTGGAATACAGGTGTACCTGATGTGATCGTAACATCTGTCACACTACTTGATGGCGCATAATTTATACAAGCTTGAAATCCTAGAACATCACTCCTAAAACCATCATGCATTTGGTGGCCATAATGTGCCGACAAACTAGTTACAATCCCTGTTGAGGACCCTATACTGCCAGAAGCAGCATGGACTCCTCTGTAATTAACCTCGTCTCCTGACGCTGGCTCATACTCCGATGCATACTCAGTTCCTACATTTTGTAATAGAATATTAGTATTATTAGTTCCTAAATCAATCGGATTGTTACTTGGATGATTATCAAACCAAACTCTAGCAATATCAATTCCAGAACACCCATTAGTAACCCGTATACATACACTTACGACATTACCAACATTTATTTTGTCATTAAACCTACCGATACACCTGATTTTAGAATCAGAACAACGACTAAGATATATGAATGTTCCCCTACTTGTAATTGCATTTAATATATCAACACCAGATATATATAGATTTATATTACTTATTAAGAAAAATAATCTATCAGTATCAACTGATACTACTCCATCCTGCGTTCCGATCTTAAAGTTTTTCATTATAATGTTATTATTACCATTAATATTAAGAGAATTATTTATCGACGAAATAGATGGACCTAAAATTACAATATCATCATACAAACAATCTAAATTATAATTGCAATTAAACAAATAAGTTGTTCCACCAGCGGAATTATTACCAACACTAGCAATACATCTTCGCATGGTTAATCCCTGACAATTCTGCGAACCAAGACGATCATATTGTGGCAATGGAGTAATTATCATCGAATCAAGAATTTGTCCACCAGTAGGATTATACTCAACACCAAAAGCAGTAGCACTCGCTCTAGCAAGTGCTACTGGATCCTGTGTCAGAACACAATGAACAATACTCAAATCTCCAGGGATATTTGAAAAATTTGGATTCATACAAAACCCAACATATTGCAGATCGATTGAAAATATATTAAGACAGCTAAAATATGTAATTCCTACATTTGTAACACTTAGTTCTAACTCACCAATTCCAATAGCATTTACACCGTACCAAGTCCCCTCTGTGCTAGAACCATCATGATATGTATTACCTAGTGCATATTGAGTCGTATTGCTAGTACTAAAATGTATATTTGGTATTCTTACTGCACAACCAGTTGGAGGTACAAATCCACCTCCAGTAGCACTTCCAAATGTCAAAGACGATCCCTGATAAGTATACTCAAAAATAAAACCACCCATACCAGAGTGGAAACCACTTATATAGCTTGTTCCGTTTGTTCTGCAATTTCCAAATTCCTGATATATACCTGCCTCTTTTATATCCCCACTCACATTATTGACATCTGCTGTCCATGTAACTCTATAATTAGGGCCGTTATCATCAGCCAACGATCTCACCTCAATGGCGTCATCGTTAGAAAGTGAACCCGTCAAAAATCTAACAACTATATACGCTGACTCAACCTGTACTATTCTCCCCATGATCGTGTCATCGGCAGTTTGATATACATAATCTCCAACCACAGGAGTATCACCTGAAGCGTTATCAAAATCAATTCGTCGACCAGTCTCCACCTGGATCATAGGTACCGCATCTATACAAAAATCACTATCCCAATAATCTGACCCAGTAGAAGATATGTCTATAACCTGAGAATTGGTCCCGTCTGTTGTACCAACATTAAACCAGTCACCATCTGTAACCAAAGTAAACCCAGCATTTAATCGTATACTCTCTTGATACTCACCAACAAAATTTATCATGTTTCCTAAAGATATATTTTGACCGTCTATAAACAATTGGCCATTGTTACCAGTCACATCTCCAATCAATATAGACGGCGTCTGCGTACACGTGATAATTGCACTACTATTTATTGTAAGATTCTCTCCATCTAACATTGGCCCAGTAGCCGTAACAGACCCATCAACATCACACGTTGCGCCAGAAGTCCCTCCAGTAATCGTCTGCCCATCCGTAGGAGCTACACCTGTCAACAACCCTATGATCATATATCCAGTTGCTCCGTCATCCTCCAAATGCCATAGCTTGCCTGTACCACCAGACCAGGACAGTGACTCTCCCCCATCCGGATCCGATGAAGAATAATCAAACGGACCACCTGACTCATTATCATAATCGAATTGATGCGTGCCATTTATGCACGCCTCAATATTCATAGATCTAGTCGCAGTGTAATTCGCCACACGTACCCCCTAGCCTATGCGTCTGAAGTTCGAATCGCCGTCGCCGAACCACCAGACACTCCCAACGTACCAGTAGTCTCAAATGTCTTAATCGGAGTAACACCGCCATCCCTTACCCGAATAAATATCGACCTATCAGACTGATACACACCAGTAAACGAAGCAGAAGTTCCAGAAGCCAGCTCATCAATATACGCAATCCAAACATCATCTCCATTACTAGCGGCTGGAACACCCGTGCAACCAGTAAAGTCAGATCCACTCCAACCAGTATACGTCACCCGAGAGAACGTTGTACTGTTCCAAACCCTAATCGTTCCAGACGTTGGCGTATCACCAGGAATGGCCTCTTGAACAGTAAACGTTGCCTCTCCACCAGTATATGTACCACTTGCAGAAAGCTGATCAGTCTCAATTCCTCCACCACTCTCAGGACCAACAAGAACACGGTCCTCACCAGACACAAGACCAAACACAGTAAATGTCACATTGTTAGGCGGCACCCTAACCGTATCATCCAAATCCGTCATCTGATCATCTGAAGACAAATCAGCGGCCTCAACACCAAACCCATAAGCGCCTATAAGAGCCGAACCAGTAGATGCACCGCAGAATGGAAGGCTTCCACTAATTGTCCTAGTCACAACCGTTGTATCTACATCACACGTTGCAGTTGACACACCAGTTATAGTTTGACCGTCTGTTGGCGCTACTCCAGTAAGCAGCTGTATCCACATTCTTGTTGGTGCAGTTGTGCTGTTAATAGCAAACATCTGCCCAGTTCCACCAGTCCAAGATACCGCCTCAACAGCAGCAAAAGTACCAGCAGGGTTATCTACCGTTATATCATGTGTAATACCACGCAGAATTTGTGGATCTATGCCATACAGCGTCCCAGTGGCACCCCTACGAGTCAAATACTTCATCCGCTCATAGAACTGATTGATAGTGTACGTATCACGGTTCCACTCACTATAGTAGTACTCGTCAGAACCATCGCCAGTCACATCGATCCCAGCGTACCCCTCAGTGGTATTCGTTATTGTCGTCCATGTAGCAACAGTTCCCGAAGCCGTCTGGTTGTTCAGGTCTGAAGCATTCGACAACGCCAAAACGTTATTACCACGAGACGTTCCATTAATTGAAAACTCAACATAGGTATAATTGAACTCCCTACTCAACCCTATAAGCCGACGACCATCAATATCTGACCCAGCTGTTCTGGTATTCACCAGGAATCTAGTTGATATACCACCAGCAACGTCACGGTTCAAACCAGGAGTACTCTCACCACTAGGAACAGTGTTCCAAAAGTCATTCGCGATCAAAGCACCGTTCTGCATCAACTCAACATGGATCCCCTCAGTACCATAGTTGACGATACCATCATATATCGTATCACCATCATCCTGAACAATAGAACCATCATAGAAATGCTCTGACAACGTATCGTCAATATTGTAAGGAGACAACAGCGTAACCAACTGATCAAACGCCTTGTCAGATGGCGTATCACTCGCAATATAAAGCAGATCATCACCAGATGCCTCTGCATCATCTGCCAAGTCCTGCAAGAACCTGTGAAATTCCAAAACCGTATAATATCCAGCTCCAGCTACGCCATGAGCCGACCCAGTATACCTGATATCTCCATTTGTTGCGACAGAGATGTCATCAGCTATAGCCATCGTATCCTCCTAATACCTATCCGTTGTCGAGTAATGGGACAACGTGCTCTTTCACTATCACCATTTTCTTTTCGAGTATCTTCTTCAATTTGTCGATGCACTTCTCACCATACGGCCCCATTGACTCGCAAATACCAAGCATCCCACCACCGATAGAAACGCTCGCAGTCGGCTCACCACCACACAAAAAGCACGCACCACTCAAATTCCCACCAAGCGGACCTTTATACTCTGGGAAAGCCTTCCCAGCTAATGGACCACCACACTTCTCTCCGCAAACAGATATATTCTCGCCACTTGATCTATCAACTGCATTATGCAAATGCTCACACCAAGAACATACAAAATTCAACCCACAATCTCTCATTCTCTTTGCATCATCATCACTAATCATCCCTGATCCACCTTTCTATCAGGCGTAAACATACTTCTTTTCTTCAACTGCAACCTATAACCAACATTATAATACGAACCCGGAACAGTCCCAAGCCCACCAGTCTTTACAACATCCCACCATTCACCAGCGGCATACAGAACATCACCCTCCTTGGGCTCCCTACCAGCCAAGCAAACTGGAACATCACTCCCCTCCTCAATGCCACACTCCCAATGAACCTTCGCAATAGATGCCAAAGCATCATATTCAACAACCTTACCTTCTGGCCTAACCATCGGATTTCGGTCATCAAACTCTACATACTCTACAGCGCACGCAACCATGAAAGGATCATCCCCACCTGCCACATCAGGACAGAAGTTCCACGACTCCTCATCTATCTGGTCAGTACCAATCGAACCACTGCCACCATACAATGGGTCATTGTCAGGCTCATTATACAGTGGGTCTACGTTGACTCCCCTGTTCAAAGAATAGTACTCACAGTCCCCAAACGACTGCCCAAGCCTCTCAGCATCCATAGCCGCAAGATAAGCAGCATCCTGACCCGCCCATACACCTCTTTGGCCAACGCACCCCATTCTCCTACATCACCTCAGCTCCATACATTGCACGCATCTCCATAAGAAGGCTCATGTCCGCAGCGTCAATACTTTCCTTCTTGGCTTTCTTCTTCTTCATAATCTTTGCAAGCCTTGCTCCAGCACCAGTCTTCCCATCCCAGCAACGAATATTCTTTCCCTGGGCACGAGCTGCACGGCCACATGGATGCTTCGTTGATCCATACTTGGCCAATAAACCACCCTCCTTGGTCTTGCCCTTACCTGTAAGCTTCAGTTTGGTTTTCTTTATTGCCCATGATCCACCGTCAGAAATTACATGATCACCAGCCCCGGAGAATTTCCCAGTGTGCTTATTGTGAAACGGGTTGCCCATCTTCGCTTTTCTCTTAGGCGCACCAGACGTCTTCGTAGGCGCTTCCAGCAACAGATCCGTAAATCCAGAAATGAACGACTCAAACTGCTCGTCATCCTCCTCGGATTCTGTATACAGCTGCTCCTCGTAAGCCAGCAATGCTGCATGAATTACTTCAGGCTTATTCACTACCACGCTCGGCATAAACGCAACAGAGTACTGCTCCTCAATGTCCCTATAGACAACCTCTCCAGCCACGACAAGCCCTGACTCAATCACGAAATCATACATATCATAAGCATCCTCTTTATCCTCAAAGATAAAAACCAGCTCTCCATCACTATCCTTACCCTGGATCGGCTCAAGAGGATTCCCACGACGAGTATTATTGTAAGACGTTATCATCGTCTCACTAATCCCCATGCTTTCCTCAAGCTCCCCACTGATCTCCCCGATCCCGATGCTCTTCCTGTCAGACTCATCAAGAATACCCATGGCGATTTCCCTAAATTTTGCAATATCATTCATTTTCATTCTCCACGCGAACTTGAGTTCGCAGCACGCGTCAATCCGTTATTATCGCAATCGGACGCGACATTCTCTCCATTTTTTCTTCTATCCTCATCTCCATGGCCTCTGCATTTGCCCACATCTCACTGCCATCCATAGTGAACGTTCCAGTAGCAGAAGGCTTCTCAGGAAATTTCATTCTTATCGTAGCCAATGTCTTCATCGCACTCATCAAGGCATAATCCTTAAACAACTTCCACTCGTAAGTACTCAAGACACCGTAGTCAAAACATCTCGAAAGATACGAAACCATGACATTCGTCAAATCCGCATGAACAGGAGACAAGATCAGTGTTCGTCTAGCCCTATCCCATTGCCAATCCCTATCAGCAGAAGTAATCTTCCTTACATCATCCCTGTACATCATGTACTGGGCAAGCCCGGAATACCCACCTCTACCCTCATAGGTGTATTGAAAAGGATTCAGCTCAACATCAGCCCATCCATAAATGTCCGTCCATCCCTCGTTCTTTACGTCAAAAAACACGTCTACAACACTATCAACATCAGGACCAATAGCATCAGCCGGATACTCCCTTGACGATGTCAACGAAAGGTTCACCATACGAACCCTTCCTACCCACATCATCCAGTATTCCCTAGAGTCAGAAATTGCGTCAGCAAGCTGCTCCTCCGACAGCTCAACACCGATTATATCACAACCAAGCTTCCTCTTGATCCATGCACCAATAGCACTATCCGCCCTATCGTCTGACCAATCTGAATGACAATCAACCATGGACTACCCCTTCTTCTTGGCTGGTTTAGTCGTCATAATGTCATACGCAGCTTTCTGAACATCACTGACTACAGAATATACGTCAGGCTCTCTAACATTGACCCTTTTCAAGCCCTTCATGAGAGCATCACCCATCTCAGAAAGGACGCTATTAAGCTGGTCTTCGTCCATTTGAATCGTAGATATAACAGACTTCTTTATATCCTCAGGGAGCGAATCAACATCAACTGATGAATCAGGATTCGCAACAGGTATTTTTTCGTCATCCTTTTTTTTCTTGGACTTCTTTTTTTCCTTGCTGTCATCCTTGTCATCATCCTGTTCGTCGTCATCTTTTTCATCATCCGACTCATCATCAGGGTTCTTTTCCTTGTCCGGATTGGCACTCTTGTCTAGTTTCTCAACCTCAAAAACAAGATCGCTCTCACCAAGACGAGACAGCTTCTCAGCTACACTACGATCTGATGAACACGTCAAATCCTGATATGGAACATCAACACGTTCTGGCTCATCCACAGAAAACAAATACAAATGACTAGGATAAAAGCCTTCATTCACAACAATGCCATTAGAAGTCACCATTGAGACCTCGCCATTAACAACTGGATTTCCCATTTTTGTACAGACTTCTACCATCTGATGTCTGCACAACTCATCTGTTCCCTTTGTTATCATGGTAGCCTCACATTTTTTTCCCATGGCATCAGCTCCTAGTGCTTAGATTCTACATGAGAAATCATTCTCACTTCAAGTTTTAGCTTCTTTCCACATATCAAACAAACAAATTTACCATCATCTGACTTTTTATACTTCATAGTATCTTCATCTACGTCGACACCTGTGCCTTCATCAGCTTCTTTCCACATAACAGATGCTTCATCAATACCACCGCCAGGCTCTTCAACCTGAACGCTATTGCTTACATCAACCGTCATTTCAGTTCCGACATTGTAAGCATCATCCAGTGTACCATCGCCAATGACAGTCGTCTCAGAACTTACATCCAACTCAGCAGCACCAATGACATCAGAACCCAAAATAGAAGCATCATTTATCATGCCATCTAATTCCTTGTTCCTATCAAAAACCTCTACCAAGTACCCTGTATCAACCCAATCCTGCATGCTCACATCACCAGTGTCCTGGACCTTCATTGGCTCAAACACCCACTCTGCTTTTCGCTTAACCCTAATACCACTATCAGTAACATCATCAACCCTTGTACACAGTGGCTGCTTCTTCTGACCTCTCGTCAGCATATATTTTGGCATAACATTCTCCTAAAAAAAAGGGCCGGGCCGATACCGACCCGACCCAAAAACTCGGCCCAAAACCAAATGACACTAACTACTACGAAGTAACAACAGTCGGAAGACCACTAACAGTGATCACACCATAGTACTCAGGTCGAAGCATCTTCGTCGCATAACGTGTCCAGATGCCCTTACGATTGGTAAGGTCATTCGGATCCAGGAACGTCGGAGTCATCTGCAGCGGCACATAAGGACTGTACACAAACCCGCTGTCCAGGAAGCTACGACCGTTAAGACCGACAAGAACCTTAGTCTCATCCATGAACGGATCCAGATAGACAGCCCACTTGCGCAGAAGCGTACCAACCCGTGCAATACCGTAATCAGCAGTATTCGGACCATACGTGGTGGTCTGAATGTTCTGCTCGATAGAGGCATAGTCACCATGGGTAGACAGCTGGTCAAGAAGAGCCGCCACGGCAGGACCGCACACGATGAAGTTTGCAGGCGCACGACCAGAGGTCTTATGGATCCGTGCAGACATCGCACCAATCGCAGTAATCATCTCACGAATGCTCTCGATTTCTCCAGGAACAGTCGAAGAATAGGCGTAAGTAGAAGAGTGACTAGCACCAGCAACCAGATCGCCGATGATCTCACGGTCAATCTCAAGCATCACTTCGTTGGCGAACGTAGAGACAATCTCTGCCTCTGCATCCATACCATGAAGGGCTCGCATGTCCTCAACGGCTTCCACCGTCCAGCGAGCTTTCAGCTTCCTAGACTCAGCCTGTACAGTCTGAAGCGTAATATCCAAGCTAATACTCGGGATCGCAGCTCCAGAAGTCTGATAGATAAGCTCAGAATTAATGTAATACTGGAAGTAGATAACAGTATTGTCGGTGAACTGACTGTTAGTACCACCAGAACCAGCCGCATTAATGCTCCAATTACCATTGGTGATATCAAACGTACCGACAGTGTTGGTATTCGCAGTATCGTCAATCAGGTTTCCAGAACCATCCATAGTTGCGATAACTTCAGTGTCAGCACTCGCAGCATCAGCGTCCAACATCCGATAAAACGCCTTAACCGTAAACGTGCGCTGCCCAAGCGTTCCATTGTCGCGAATTGGAGACCAACTAGTCGTATTACAATTCGTAGACGCCTGAGTCAAAGCACCAGTCGTAGTAGAACCAGTGTCAGTACAAGCAGCATCATAATCGATAAACTCAGAACTGTAGTACTTACCAAAGTTCTGCTGCATGTTGTCACCAGCAAGCAGCTTACCATCGTAGTTCATGTCAGTCGGATCATCAGTGATACCGTTCTGAGGAATCTTCGTACCCTTCTCATCAGTATACTTCTTCTCATAGAAGAAAATTCCACCAACTGGCGCGGTCATCGGCTGAACTGAAACGATTTGATTCGCAATCAGATTCGGCCATACTCTACGCAACACGGGGAATGTATACTTGGTGAAGTACCCAGTGTTCGTAGACAGAGTATCCTCATTGAGATTCCGAGAATGCTCCATCTGGTTCTCAAGCAGAACAGCCGTAACCTTCTTCACATAAGGTTGCTGAATGGGATCCATCTTGTTCTGCGGTTTAAGAAAGGGGTCCCACTTCTGCATACACTGATTCGCAAATCCAGTGTCATGGATGGTATTCTTACCAGCCTGCTCTAGCAAATTTCTTGCTTCTGTCATTTTTCTCTCCTTGGCAAAGCCTTCAGTTATCCGTGTCCTCATAACCAGCCAGCGACATCATGGATCCCATATCCATCACATCAGGATACATTGACTGATTGGACGATTTATTGTCAGCAACCTCTTCCTCAAGACGCGCCTTAGTTCCGGTCTTACCCTTTCCGGATACAGACTTACGCATACTCTCAAGCATTGGATCACCAACTCCAACCGACCCCTCTTCTTCCACCAACTTATCAACCTCGGCCTTGTCCGTTACAGACTCAAGCAAGCCAAACACTTTTCTACCATTAACCAACCCAGCAACCTTCTCAAGCTTATAGGCGTCCAATTCGGATCTACTCTTCTTGACTTCAAGAATCTCCAGCTCTTTATCTCCCATGGCCTTATCATGTTTAGCCTTGGTTCTTTCAAGCAAAGACTCAAGCTCAGCCAACTTATCATTGACCTCGCCAAGCTCTTCAATCCGCTGCTCGTCTATACGCTCTCCCAACTTAGCAGCCTTCTGCAATCTACCACTCAGATCATCAACCCTTGTTTCTAACAGGGTTATCTTACCTTTTAATTCTACATTCTCTTCTCGAATGCCAACCTCTTCATTGGTGACAATATCATCAGGAAGATCACTCAAGATAGTCTCAACCATCTCAGTAGCTGCATCAACAGACTCAAACGTCTTGTCTTCAATAAGCTTCCTGATAGTCTTACTCATTGGATGGCCAGAAATCTTGCTCTCGATCTCAGTTGAACACCTGGCCTCCAATAGCTCTTTCTCAAGCTTCTCAATCTTATACTCAGACTCAGACACAGCAAGCTCAGACGCCTTTATCGCGTCCCTTACAGTGTCCTCATCAGGCTCACTCATGTACGCTGAAACCATCTCTGCTACAGCAGCAAGAACACCCTTGGCACCAGCAATATCAGGATCAGACTCGGCCTCTTCCATTACCTCTCTCTTGACATCCTCTTTGATACCAACAAGAGCATCCCTCAACTTACGCTCAAATAGCTCAGAACTATCAGCGTCTTCATCTTTACCCTCAGTAAGTGTACCAGATGAATCGACAGCTGACTCGCCACGAATGGACTCAACAAGAGACGGGAACTCCCTCATAAACATATCAGCAACAGCCATGGACTCCGCCTCTGGCTCTTCATCAACGTCCTCCGTATAAAACTTTGGCAAAGCCGTAGTCACAGCGGGATTCTCAACAAAATCCCAAGTAACAAGATCAAAGTCCTCCTGGACCTCTTCACCCTCCTGAGTAGAAGATGGCATGGTGCTTCCACGACCACGAGAGCTAACACCAACCTTGTATCCAAGCTCGATAAGCTCTCGAATGGTTTTACCCCTATCATTACCGAGAACGAGCGCTTCACCAATCACAACACCATCATCATTAATATGAAGATTCGTAATGACATGGCTTGCGTTAGTTAGCCCGCTCCCAGACGTCGGGTGGTCAAGATGCCCAGCAACTCCACCTACCTTAAACGAAGGACGAAGCTTCTCAATCTCCCTCTCCATAATCTTTCGAGGGTATATCCGACCATTTTTAGTAGGAACATCGCAGCGACCAAACTCTCCACGAGCAATAAACCTACCGCCCTTGTTCTCTACTATCTGCAGCTGAGACTGAAAATCCTCAGTTAACGTTTTTCTTGTTGCTGTCATTTTATCACCATTTTCTCCAGCTCTTAAAACGAAGCCCGCGTTTTCTTGCCAATGGATTCCTATCAAGCTTTCGCTTGGCTTCTGGGCTGATCTTTCTACTCGTCTTCTTTCCATCTATACGAGCATGCTTGAGCTGTGACTCAAAACCGATCAACTCCAACCTCCCTGACGTATACGCCGTTCTCCTTTTCCGCTTACCACCAGTCCCCTTGGACTTCTCAGATAAGCGGCCTATTCGTTTCCCAAGCCATCCTCAGATTCAACCTTTGCAAACGACTTAACAATAAGCTCAATCACAGGATTCAGCTCTTTGATAAAATCAGCATCATTAATAACGTCCTCATCAAGACGACCATGCTCATATGACTCAATCAGACCCTCAACAGCATCATCATAAATCTGAGCTACGGACTCATCACAGAACTCCTCATTCAGGAACTCTATGATAGACACCATACGCCCAACGACTTCGTCCCTAAGACCGCTACCAGCCTCAAAGCTGTTCACGCCCTCAGTAACCTGCATAAGCTCCATGGCAAACGGGCTCATCTCACTCTCACGCCTCATGCCCTTACGACGCTTCTCAACCCTACCAGATCGCATAGCCGACATTCGACCTTTTCCGCCACGTGCCCACTTAGTCTTCTTTCGGCTCTCCTTATTGAGCTTGCCCATTCCACCAGCCACGATATGAGACGGACGACATTGAGGTTTCCCTCCTGAAGCGCCAGTATCCACAGCACGCTGCCCACTTGGACACTGGAACGAAACCTTCCTAGCAGTAGATCCAGACTTAAACCTTCTCTGCCTAGCTGCAACACCCTCTTTTAACTTCTTGACGATCTCACCAGCACGAGAGACTAGCGCCTCGTCATCATCAGGAACCTCTTTCTCAGAAAGCTGACCCAGCAGCGCCTCAAAATCCTCAGCCTCAAGAGTATCAAACGGAAGAGCTTCAATCCTGTCGAAAAGCTCATTGGTGACTACTGGCCCATCAAGTGCATCCGCTTCACCCTCTGTCACTGCCCCATCTTCGCCGCCACCTTCTTCACCATTATCCTCAGAAACAACCTCTTTGGGCTCATCAAGCCAAGAGTCGTCATACTCCCCTTCACCTTCATCAACATCCTCAGAAAGAACACCAGACAACCTTGTCATTGTGCCCTCACTAACAGGAAGCCCAATCTTCTCAAAATCTTCCTGCAGAGTAGTCTTCACCTGTACCATTCTCTTACTCCTTGTTGCTAGATTTTGACGCCAAATACTCGGACATCAAAACCATGGTCCTTGCTCGGTCGGCCAATTTATCGTGCGCCTCTGCTACATGGGATAAATTGTCATCCCTCATCAACCTATCGGCCTTACCTAGCAAGCCACCATTGGCCTGCGCCTCAGCAAACAACGAATTGCAGACGCCACTATGAAAATCATCTTCACTAAAACTCATACCGTCGCACTTGCCTGCGACATCACTATACACACCACCAAGTATAGACATAGAATCACCAAGCTCCTGCTTGAACTCCGATAGCCTAGACTTTGGCAATTTTGAAAATCTTGTCTTAGGTACACGCCCCTCTACAGCGCGAATCTTCCCATGAAGAGACGTCCTTATCCTATCAGCATTTGCGCTATAGGTGTCAATCCACCCAGAATCAGAAGATTCGTCTATACGGGAAACAATATCAGACACCCAGTAAATCTCATCCCCATTTAGGAGACTCATCATCTCGCGAACTTGAGTTCGCGACACAGACTTACCACCTGCGATCTTGCCAGCTACATCTTTAAGGGCACCAGCCACAAACGACGAAACATCCGACTCGTCAATAGACGCTATTCCATTGTAAGCACGGTCACCAGTCAAAGACACGGATGCTACATCACTAGACGATTTCCTAGAAACAGCAAATCCAATCTTTCGCCCCTTGCCGTCCTCGTTAATAGCAATCACGTGGTCTTCTTTCGTAGCCACTATAGCCATCGTATCACCGTATTTTTCACTCACAGCATCAGCAACACTAGAAACCAGCTCTTCCATGCTGTCACGAGATGCCTTCTCAACTGACGCTCCAAGTATATAACCCATGCTCTTGTCTCTCTCCCTAGTCTACTACAGACCAGTCCTCAGCCATAATATCCGTCTGACTAGCAAGCCAAGGACATCTGGCACCAGGTGTATTCTTCGAATCGCCAGGATACTCGATGTAAAGATAAGGAAGAGTCATGCTTGAATTTTCATCAGGAAACTTAGCCCTAACCACTAAACCCTTACCGTTCCAACCTTCTCGCTGAATAGACTTGCCTCGCTTAACAGCAACCAACGCACCAGAAAAACTCACTCTTCCCTCCTTCTTTTCTCACCAGTATCTTTATTCGCCAGCTCCCTCTTGACAACTTTCTTTACAGCTGGCCCAACACCTTCTACTTTTTTTAGCATTCTGGAATTTGTTTTCCTAGTTTCTTTTAACAATTCTTTAATATTATTTCCAAGTGCCTCGTTTACACTCTCATTCGCAGGTGCACCTTCGTCACCACCACCCATCCCAAGTTGACCAGGATCAACCTCTGGATATTTATCCTGTATAACAGCCGCTACACGAGCTGCCTCAAACGCATCCGACTCATTTTCAGATGTCTTACTCCTGACAACCATCGTTGCATCATCTTTACTAAGGTTGAATATTCGCTGCAACAACCACTCTTTCGGGAAGTACTCAGCAAGCGTCTCAATTAGACCGGCCTGCGCATTCATAACCTCAATCTGTTGTAACTCAAATATGCTACTAGGTGCAGTCATCCTGGTATTCCACTCAACCGTATCAGGATCGATATTGATAGCCGCCAGATGCGTTCTCAACACCTGCCTAATGCCATTTCTAAACTCACGCTGAACCCTCAAACACATCCTAGCAAAACGCACATCCTTCTGAGCAAGCCCGTTGTCAGCCTCAGCATCTCCACCATAATAGCTTCGAGGGATTTTCAGAGCAGTAAACATCTTATCCCTGAAATACTCAATATCCTCAATAACATTCCAATCAGGGCCAGACAACACCTCAACACGAGTGGTATCCTTACCTCTCGTCGGTATCCACATGTCATCTTCTGGCGACAGATTGTTATTCCTAAACTCAAGCTCTCCACTGGCATTTACGAACGTCTTCTTCTTGTAAGATCTCCTAGTATCCCTGATTAAAGCCCTTGCCTCAGAAGGTGGCAGGTCACCAGTGTCAACATAAAATGCGTACCGCCCCGGGCTCCTCGTGAGTTTGTATAAAAGCGCCGTATCCTCCAACATCGCCAGGCGCTTCCACACCCACCTTGCTGGATCCATAGTAGATATACCATACAACGAACGAACATATTTAGACCTGAGACGCCAGTGAACAATCTCCCATGGCTCAAAGAAAATCATCCCCTTCTCTTCCAGGTCTTTAATCATCCTAGTTTTATCGTTATAGGTGATTTTATCTATATTGAATCTACCATTAAGATCCTGAATGAACCCTATCAAATTCCCCTTCTCATCAACCAAGCGCCTCATTGTCGGAACAGGCAAAGCATTCATCCCAACAACACCAGCCTCTGTAATAATCAATTCTGAGAAGAGATTCCCGTATTTGCATAAAGTTCTAACATACAACCAAATGTCTTCTTCAATCCTCAACCTACGATGAAGACAATCATCAAGAATATCACGAAGGATCTTATCCTTCGATTCAGCCCATATTGTCCTATTTCTCAACGTGTCAGTTATTGTTGTGTCATCACTTATAATGTCCAAAGAACTAGTAAGCTCAGGATAATCGTCCATATGCTCATAGTCAGCATATCGCATCATGAGTTCCTGATCTAAGGTCAGTGCAGCCCTTACACCATTTACCCTAGCATTGGACACCGAAACATCTACAGGATTCCCAGACGGATCATCCAGAGAATGACCTTTACCCTTATTGGTGATTTGTTCATTGTTATCGCGTTTAAAGAACTTAACTATTCTATCCCTAAATGCCATTTGTCAATCCTCATCACCAAATAAAATTGGCACATATCGATTACGACCCACACTCTCTTTTGCCGCAATTATGGTATCATTGTCAATTTTATCCGCAGGTACCAGTGGAGAAACCCAAGAATGATCGTGTGAAACGCCACTTTTTACACTCGCCTCACGAGTCATTGGCACCCTAGATCCGAACTGCTTAAGCCCCCAGACACAGCCTGCAACTCCGTCAGATACATCGTCTGATCCAGCTAATGGTTTGTCAATCTTCCCCACCAGCCGATCATACTCCAATTGCTTAAACTCTGTAATGAACGGATCATAATGATATATCTCTATTCTGTTCTCGTAAAATGCCGATTTCAACTCCTCATACGGATCAACAGACGTATCCATTGATATGATATACGGCTTAACTCCACGCCTCTTTATCTGTTGGTGCATCTCAACATATTGATATGTATCAGTTGACATCCCGGAAAACTGAAACCCCATGTCCATGAATTTATACATCAACACTCGTATATCAGGCATATAGATCTGCTCAGCAGGTGGAGGAAGTATCCTCAACATAAAATCCATTATATAAAATGGCTCCATATCGGCATACTTTCCACCCTCAATATCAGTTCTTACAACCTCAATCCACCTATCTATATGGCCTATGCAAAACCCCGTAGCATCCCCTGAAACCGACGTATCTATATGGCACCACCTCATAGCATTTGGGTTTATAATCGGCTTGTAGGCATCCTCAGTGTACCCCCCAGGGAGCCTACGCTCATACTTCCTGACCAGTTTTTCCCAGTCAATTTTCCCTGGCCCTCCAGAAACCCACTCCTCCCTATCAAACGGGTGCTCTCTATCCTCATTGGTGCAATCAACTATCTTCTTCGGACGCTGTATAAACTGAGAGATTGCCTCTGTCGAAAAACCAGCAATATCTCTAAGAGAATCTTCCATGTTGGCTTCAAAGTCATCTTTGAACTCAATAGGGATGTCCATTATGAATGCATCATTAGCATCCAGATATTCGTCTGTTATCGTATAATACTCATCATCAGATATGATCCTCGACTTAGTCGCCGACGTTGAACACAACACATAGAACTTATCACCACAAAACTTCTCATCTGGCTTAACAGTCCACTGTGTGTGATCCAGTACGAAAAACTCAGGATCCTCCCTGCTCTCCCTCATCTTTCGCTCTGTAAATGACTCTGTAGTCGCAGCAGACGACGCTAGGATAACCATCCCTGGAAACCCACCACCAGCCTTCTGAAAACGAGACTTGATCCTTCTAACCATCCCCCTATACATCTTCTCAACTATATCGTAATGAGCAGCCTTTATCCTCTGACCAAATCCAGTTGCTATTTGCTGCCCATGTCGCTTAGGTGGGAAATTTGTATTATGAACAACTACGCCATCAGCTATAAAAGTATCATACTCTGTGCATATAGAATATGTCTGCTCTGGCGAAAGGAATTCAACGCTATCAACACATTCTTCATGAAGCCCACTAGGAACACTTAATGTTCCTAGTCGCTCTCTCCTGACACCTGCGAACTTGAATTCGTCGCCATTAGCCTGGTACGCACCTTTCCAGCTATTACAAGATCCACAAACTCTCTTGGCATATCCATCCTCAACTAAAACAGTGTCACCTAAGCAGATATCCCTCGCATGACAATACACAAACCACTCACCTCGTTTAACTAGAACAGGGTGATCATGCGAAAGAGTCAGCTCCGATGATTGCGTCCCAATAGACACCAATGGCTGAACAGTTGACTCTTTTATTCTCCAACTTCCACTTCTTAATTTGCCATTACCATGATCAAGACACATTATTTTATGGTTACATCTCTCTGACTCAACCATTCCAACCAGATCAGCAACCGATAAGTGATATAATACACCATCATTATCAAACGTTACAACGCTTTTCTTAGTAAGGCACTCGTCAAAAATGCAAGCAATTACATCGGTACCCAATACTCTATCAGATATGTATGATCCGACATTAACACGAACCCCATTCGGAAACAAGGTGTAATCTTTCCTTATATCAGGAGAACACTTCCTCATGAAATAAGGACTCATCTTTATCTTCTCATCAACCGCAGCCTTCAAAACATCACGAGACAATGCCAAGTTCTTCGAGATCAGAGGTATAACCAACGTAGACGCAGGAGAAAGTCCAAGAGACCTCTGAGGCGATATCATACAAGAATACTCATATAGCAACCTACATATCACAATAGAGGCCCCGTAGCTCTTTCCAACACCAATCGAGCCTGTTGTAAGGAACTCCCTGTATGTAGAATCGAACAACCGTATCAGGTCACTTTTAAGCTGAGGATATATCGAAGCACAACCCTCTCCAAGATAGTAAGGATTCTCTATGAACTCCTGCATATTCACTGGCCTTGTACGATAGGTGTGATCATACAACGCATCATGTACTTCACTCTCATCCTCTCCAAGCTCCTTGCTCAAAGCGGACATCAACTGCATCTCATCATCTGTAAGATTTACTAGTGACTTATCGAACTTCGACTGTACTTCTTCTACAGTTAGTACTGAACCCCTACGTCCATTCTTACCTGTTACTATCAACCATCACACTCCATTCACTTCTTAGCTCTATACACCTCTTCACGTACACAACTCTCACCAAGAATAAACCTCTCCACTATACAATCGTATTTCCCAGCCCTATCAGTACACTCCTTTTCCGCCCTCTCAATTGCCATTGCCTTATCCTGCCCTACAAAAAAAACGTAAGAATGGTTCTCAGAATCTCCCCACCTAAGAGCAGACACTACATACACACAGCCAACGTCATTCTTCACTGTTGGTGAAGCACAATCTCGCTGCTCTACCACCGCCTCAACATTGGCTACATTCATAGCCGTTGCAAAACAATCATAAGGGCCATCCTCACAAATTACCTCACCAAACTCCCCACCCCTCAAAACAACCCAATATTCACATCCAACTCCCAATGCATCTTCGATCTCATGTATCATAAGCCCTATGTCATCTCTACTCTTGTATACAAATTTCCTTCCATCAACAATACCAATCACCGGATAGTAATCAACTATGGAACACAACATATCATAATTCTTCTTCAAGCTACATAGCGATTCTTCAATGCTAGCCCTGTTCTCATTGGTGACCTCAATATCAAACATCATCAAATACCCAATATTTTTGCCTATCCTTGTCCATCTAACCTGACCCCTTATCACTGACTTGCGAACTCAAGTTCGCTTCAACAATCCTTCCATACCTATCACAACCTTGATTCTTACACCTACCTGCCATTGTCCTCTCTCCACAAGATGAACAGTCAAAAGGCTCCCTATGAACAATAGACCGCCCTCTCTCTTCAATCATCTCATACAGATCATCTCCAACCAGAATAAGTCCATTGTCGAATTCAACCTTCATCCAAACACCTCGTTAAAAGCTGCCTTGAAACACTCAAGATCATCCACTGGGTCACCAAGATACCCATGAGTAAAGCTTCCAGCCTTAGCACCATCCTTGTACAGAGTATGCTCCATTTCACAATCTTCCATTATGAGCTTCATACTGCCGATATGATACCCGTGCTTCTCTGCATAATCCATCATGTAACCATTCAACTTGGCCATTTCATATGGGGTCACCAGTCTAGGCTTTATAGCATCCATCTTTATTCACCGACCTTAATTCCAGATATCTCCAAACGAATCCCGTCCAGATTTGCATCCAACATCTCAGCCGTATCCCACTCATCACCTCACCTATCGCATACGTACGAAATATTCTTGCACTTCAATTCAGCATAAACACATGTCAACTCTCCCGCCTCAATAACAACCTCAGACTCTGTCAAAACGCCATTGCCTCCACAGCAACATTTCTCATACCACTCAGCCATTTATCCCCGCTTCTGCGAACTTGAGTTCGCCATTTCAGTTCTCTCATATGGACAATCTTTGTCTATACCACTCTCAACTACATCCCTTGCCAACACAGTACACCAACAGCTCCATTTAGAGACCACGCACAATGGACAGCTACAGCAATTGCTCACCACCATCTTGATCTCTACAAACTCAGTCATCTTTCCTGGCAACCTCACACTCAAACGTTTGATACTCAATATCCTCGTCTACACATCGCAAATAAGCCTCGACAAACCGTCTTGCATCGACCTTGTTCCCTGGAAGCTCTATCCGTCCCTCCCTCGTCCCCTTGGCCTGAACAATGGCCCTTCCTGGCGTACTGGCGTCTCTTTCAAAATTATAACTATCAGTCTCAACTCTTATTCTCTTTCCTACATTCACCAACAAACCAACCTCCTACTTTATCCTTATTGACACCTTACGAGATTCCTCCTCGAACCGATCAAGCTCATCAAGAAACTCACCAAAACCAGCAATCTCATCCTCTGAATCAACCAAAAACCAACTTGGCCCAGGCCCCTTAGAATCAATCTCCTTAGAAATCTTTGCCAACTTTTCCGTGTCAATCTTCATACGTACTCCGTATCTATAGTAATATTCAAACCACGAGACCTCTCAGCAAACCACTCATCTAGTGACTCAAGCCTCTCTAACGTTTCAGCAACACTAAACTCAGTCTGGATATACACTACAAGCTCGTCACCTAACCGTCTCAAATTAAGACCAACATCACCAAAAAGCTTTTTCACCCTAGGCTCAATTTCAAGAATCAACTCAAGATCTTCATTGCAAAAACCAGAATACCATGGAACGTCATCCATTTGATCGACAGTCAAACTGTATTTCGACTCAACCCTCCCTATCAAGGCACAACTTGACATAACCATAGAACACGCCTTAATAAGCGACACAATTCTTACTGTAGGCCTCTTCCTGACAAGCTTCAGTGCACCAACAAGTATCTCCTCGGCCTCTGCCTTATTCCTTCCAACAACAATATCAGCAATAAGTCCCTTCATATCCTCTTTGCCTATATGCTTGTACACATACCCACACTCACACAACACTTCCCAACATTTTGGACAACTAGCCATCGACATTTCTTACCACCTCTCAACTATTCAACAGGCACCTCTGCCTGTACATCTATCACCTGACCTTCTTGGCTCTCCGTCTTACCCCTCAACATAGCCACGTCCTGAGCCCTCTGCAGGCACGCCAGGACCCTTGCCCTGCTCACCGGATTAGACATAGCCCTCTGTGCCCCATCACCGTATTTGTCGCCAATCTCAGCTAACCTCTCAGCCGTCACACTCAACGTGCCTAGATCCCTAGACCCATTGATACCAAGATCCATCTTTATGGAGTGCATCTTATGAATCAGGTTCATGATCGCCGTTGCATTCTTCAGAAACTCAGGATCCGCATACCCAGTCATCTGAAAATCTGCGTTGATCACGTCAAACCGAAACTTCAAAGCGTCATACAGATCATCCAGACGCTTAAGCTCCTCCAACTTATCTGTATATTGTTTTTTTGCTGAAATGATAATGTGAGGCTGTCGAGTTACCAGCACATCTTTTGGTAGAAGCTCCCTACGATAATAGCTGAGCATCTCTATCAGGGATCCCCTTTTAAC